GATAATCAACTCATCACTTGAGTCTGAAAATTGACAGGAAAATAATCCGTAGCAGACTTGAGATCCACAGAGTGGAAAATCGTGCCTTCTGGCAGGTTAACCGCGTCTAGGATTTTACCCTGATTAAAGGTGCAATCCTCCGGAATTGACATAAGAATCTTATTCAGACTCTCATGCACCTCTTTCAGAGAGCTTTGACTCCAATAATCAAAGATCGCGATAACTCTGGTTTTCCCTTCCTTGTCAGGGATGGGTACCAGTTTACGGGTGAAAAGCTTTTCACGCCTCCCTTTCGGGAGGATTGAAGGCCAATTCCGATAGTCATCACGAAGATATTTTCTTCGAGCGTCGGTTGGGAGTGTGAGTGCTTCTAAAGACTTCAATTGCTGAGAAGACAAGCTAAGAAGGTCTTCATAGGCAGCCAGCATCGCGGGCCCGTTCGGGCCCATCGATGTAGATAAGTAAGTGTTAAATGGTTTTGGTTGTATGTTCCACTTTCTTCGCCGAACCATTTTCTCTGAAAACGTCAGGAGTTCCTCCGGAAGAACGGGAGGTTTTCCATCTGTAATGGTTGAATAGTCCGGAGAAGCACAAGGGACAGGGGCGTTCCGTAGAACGAAAAGCAATGTTAGGGTATGGCGTAAGACCGAAGTCTCGCCGCCTTTCATCGCTAGTCGAACGAGCTTCACAATGGGGGCTCCCAAATTCTTGGGAACCCCAGACCGATCCACTCTGACGCGGACCCCCCCACATTATCGTACTTAAATCCACTAAGGGCACAGAGAAAACGATGCCTACACTCTTTCACGTAGCGTATCGAATAATCAAGTCCCTTTGTGTCAATAAGACGATTCACAAAGTCGTATCATGATGCAATCGCCAAAGTCAACTGTTGAGTCTCAGCATCAGCTCTAACTAGAGCTATGTGGAGTTCCTTCAGTGTCTCTATAGACTTATGCATTTTGTTGGTAAAACGATAAAATGTATTAAGTTTGTTTGTGGACATGACTTTTAGATTGCTCTGGCCAGTTGAGCCCTTCGACCCGCGAAAGGTTGTTGCGGCCTGGAGCGAGAGATGGCAGATTGCCCTGG